GGAAAATCCTGTCGTCATGTCGAGGGCCGCCATGCCCTCTGACAAGTTGTCAATCTTCGGCGGCTTCCTGCTCGGTCTCGCGGCCAAGGATTTTGAGCATGAAGGCAAACACCGTCGCCATCGCCTCACAGTCGAGTAAGTGGTTCGGTCGTTTCTGGATCCGCGACCATTGCCACTTGTCGCCGTCCTTGATCCGCATCTCGGATTCCATCTGGCTCAGGTACGCGATCTTCTTTTCGTCGCTCTCGACCTCGGCGAGAGCCTCGACCGGCACCTCCCATGTCGGGCCTCGGCTTGGATCTTGATTGCGGCGGATCCGCGAGAGGGCGTCTTTGATGTTGAGGTTCGACCAGTAGAACATCTGGGCGACTTTGCCTGCCGAGCAGTTGATCGAGCGCTTCGGGGAATAGAATCGGTCGAGTGACTTGACCCGGACGCCGACGCCGAGGCGCTGCTTGAGTCGGTGAGTCCATGTTGCCTTGCGATCACCCATCAGCGCAACCCATCCATGCTCGGCGCAGCGCTGGTAGACCTCATAGGAGTTGAAACCAGCATCGACGCCGACGAGGGAGGATGAAACGCGGTACTTTTCCTGCTGTTCGAGCAATTCTTCCCAGGTATGGGCCGTGCCCCAGTCGATCCGGCGACTGGATCCATCGGGGCTCCATTGGGTTATGAGGTACCAAAAGTGATCCATCTGGACATCGACGGTCATCACGCGCAGCCGAACCGGCGGGTCGTCGTCCTCATCCGGCACCCGGATCTTGCCACCGATGATCGCGCCTTCCTTTTCCCACGCTAAATCGCCGCGTGCGTAGGTGCTGTCGGTGATCTTGATCGAGAAATCCTCGGTGTATTCGGTGAACGGAAGAGCGAGACGCTTCTGCCAGAAGATTTTGAGTTGCTCCATGTCGCCAGTGCGTGCCGACGCTTTTGCCCGAAGGTAAATCTCGGCGAGGTTGCCCCATGATCCAGCGCAGAGGCCATTCCAATGGAAGCCGACATTCGATTTCGCCGCTCCGGGGTTCTGGGAGACATAACGCGCGCCGTTCATAGGGTTGTTGAGCTCACGCCGTGATCGGTCGGTATCGGGAAAGCGGGTGCCGCACTCGCAGAACATTTCGGTGGTCTCGCGGACCCGCTCGTAGTCCCACGCGCCATCTTCGAGGCGGCAATCCTTCGACCATTCGATGTTTTCCCATTTCCATGGCTGCGTCGTCTTGCAGCTCGGGCATCGCCAGCACCATTCACGCTGGTCGGTCGATCGAAATTTCCGATCGGTGTCGTCGTCCACCTCGCCGGCCTGCGACACGAAGAACCTTTTTCCCAGCCACCCGAAGGCGGTGACCCGTGCCTCGGCCTCGGCCATGTGACCCGATGGCCAGCGCCAGGTCTCATCGCCGATCAACCAGCGGATCGATCTCCTTTGAAGGTTGGTCTTGGAGTGAGCACCGAGCACCCAGCCGGTCATGCCGTTGAGAAATGCGACCGAGTTGCGCTTGAGCTTGTGCCTTTCGGTCCCTTGCTGGCGCGGCAAAATCTCCCGAATCGGCGCGCATTGCTTCCAGAGCACCTGCAGACGGTTTTCCATCTGATCTTTTGCGTCGGAGTCTGTCTGGTCGAGCCAGAGCATCGGTCCGGGCGCGTTCGCCGCGATCCAGCAGGATCCAAGCTCGGCGGTCATGGTTTTGCCCGCCTGAATCGCCGCGATGATCGAAACCAGCGAAACCGACGGATCTGCCAGCGCCTCCAATGGTTCGCGGATCCATGGTGTGTTGCCTGATTGGAACCCACCGGGTATCGGCGAGTACGGAATCGACTCGATGTGATCCTCGCACCACTGCCACGGCGGCCGGCGATCGGTGATCACATGGCCGGCCCGCAGGATGTTATCGAGCAGGTCGGTCGTCGGATTTTTTTCGTCCTCTGGTTTCAAGTTTTGGGATCTGCTTTTGCTCGCCGGAGTTCATGATCGCGATGTACTCGTCGACCACTCGGGCATTTTCTTTACGGATGTCGACCGCATCTCTGCCGACCAGCAGCGGCGGCAATTCGTTTTCGAGCTTGTTCCGAAGCAAGGCGTTTGCCTGTCCGATGTGATAGAACCACCGCTCACGCACCGCGTCGATCGGGACAAATTGCCCCTTGCGAACCAGCACCTTGAGCTCGCGGTCCTCGACCTCGGCGAAGAGTTTCCGCAGGCGAAGTTCGGCCTCGTCGGGTGTTTCGGATTGCCCTTTGGCCGCGAGCCCCTCGGCCTTGATGAAGGCCACCCACTTGAGGACATCATGGGTTCCGTTCGACCGCGGCTTCGGTGATCCCGGCTTCTTCTTCCAAACATCGACGGTCTGGCGAGCAACTCCCAAAACCTCGGCGAGCTCGACCCAGCTTTTCGCGGTCTTTTTGATCTCGGTGACATCCTCGATCGGTTTGTCGGCTTTGGCTTTGTAGTCCTCGATCTGCGACCAGTCATCGCGTGAAAGCGTCTTGCCCTCCTTGAGCTTTTTGAGGATGTTGGCCACATTCGCTTTGCGGATGCGGCTGTACTGTTCAGAGTTGATGTCCATGGCTTGTCAACTGACCGAGGTGTAAGGTCGAAAAGAGTTTTCTCACGTTTTTTCAATGTAGGTCCGCAAAGCCGCGCCCTCGGACCCCTCCCTTAAAAGATTCCTTATGGTCTTTTGAGTAGTGTTCAGCGAGCTCATCTATCCATGCCCGGTGGAAATCAAAAACCTGTTGGTCGTTCCAGATTGCGAACTGCTCGACATTATCGGAGGATCGAAGGTTGGCCGATCCAGCAATCACAAAGTAATCAGGATCCTGTGCAATCAGAATCACTTTGGTGTGGTTCCGTGTGATGGTTGGCGGATGCCCCAGTATCTGACAGACTCGGGCGAATGTGCTCTCGGCATCAACGCTGGCGAAATAGTGCGAGACCATGATTTTGAGATCTTGAATCAGTCCCTTGGCTTTTAATTCAGCGAGCATCTTGGCATTTCCTTCACTCATGCCGAGCGTGGTGATTTGAACTAGGCTGGCCGGTTTACCTTTGAGGATGACCGGGATCATATCACCCACCACAAAATCACCGCGCACTACTGCGTGCGTGGTGTCTCCGGTCTCTGGAAGGTAGGCGAGAACCTGTTTGGCATTCTCTGGCTTAATGTACCTTTTGACTCCTCTTCTTTTGCTTTTGTCTTTTGCCTTTGCCTCGTGAAATTGTTGGAGGAAGTGGTTTTTCTTTAATGGGAAGAGCCCTGGGGGCGGTTCCTTTGATTCGATTTCACTAAATTCTAAATCTTGAATGTCTTCGAGTCCCAGATTTGTGTCGAGGACCGAAAGGTCAAAGTCGTCTGGGGATTCGATTTTCATAGATTTTCAATTGCTTCGGTGAACTCGGTGAGCTGTCGGCTGACCTCGGAGGCCATGGTGAGGTCGCCGGCATTGGCGATCGCCTTGAGGATCCGTGTGTGGAATTTGATGGCTGGCATCATATCTCGGTGCAGGGCGTAGAGGTTGTGGGGCGGCGCCCACTCGAACCATCCATCCTCCCCGAGCTTGCGCTCGAAGGCCATGAGTCGAGCCACATGAGCGCCTGCGGTATCGATGCCACCACCTACCGGCTTGAGCATGTCGTCGTCGGTAGCGACGCGGCCGAGGAGGATCGACTTGCGGAGCTTGTCCCGGCTGAGCTTGTTCTTGATGGCAGTGTTGAGCCACATGTCTTGATCGTGCGATGGTAGGGCTGCGACTGCCTTATGGTGCTCGAACTTCAGCACGGCCTTGCGGTTGGCCAATCCTACCTTGCGTGCGACCGTGGCGATGTTCTGGAGGGTTGAGACCTCCAGTCCGGTGATCTCGCTCCAGCGGGTGTACTGCTCTCCTCCGGGTAAGGTGGAAAGGAAGTTGATCGCGTCGCCGATCACCCAGTTGGCTGAGTTGCGGATGCGGACTGCCTTGAGCATGATGTCCTCGATCTCGGAGTCGGTGGGTGGGGTTTCCCCGAACATGATGCCGACCTCGGTGACAACGGCGGATTCCGACTCAAATCCCGGCAATGTCGGGTTGGCGGCTAGGGTTTCTGTGACGATTTCCATTTTCATATCTTAGATTTTTGGAGGCTTTTCTTTCGGGCTGTGCTGTAAGCCTTGCGGGCATCTTCTGACTTCATGGCACGGCTGGCATGGATGCCGAGCATGTCGGCGAGCTCGATGCAGCGTTTGCTTACCGCTGCCCTGGTCAATCCGTAGCGCTTTGCGATGTCGGTCATGGAATC